TATTGTTTATTTATAGCGCTATCGTGTTATATTCATGGATAGCGTTGATCTTAAGCTTTTAATAGTTTAATCTTAAAGCGCGTTATAATTAGCGCGCTTTAGGGCTTAAATTAAAATAGGCCGTTACATTTTATTAATTAAATAGGGAGTATTAAAAATGAATAGTAAACAAAAAGCATTTTATAGCGATATAACCGCCAATATTATAAAAGAGATAGAAGCGGGCAATGTAAAAGATTTTGGCGCGTTATGGCATGTTAAAAGCGCTTATAATATCGAAAGTAAAAACATATATAAAGGCCTTAACCGCTTAATATTAGGGTTTAATCAACGCTCAAATCAATATAGCGCGCCAATATATGGTACGTTTTTACAATTCAATAAACTAGGCGCTAAGATTAAAGCAGGCCAAAAAGGCGTAAAAATAGCATTTTACGCGCCGTTAAATGTTAAAAATAAAGAAACCGGCGAGCTTGAGACAGTTCGCATTTTTAAACCGTCAACGGTGTTTAATATTGATCAAACAACGCTAGAGCTAACAATGGATGAAAAGCGCGCCTTTAATATTGATCTAAGCGCGGAAAATACCATATCAAACACCGGCGCCAAAATTGTTTTTGGCGGTGATAGCGCGCATTATACGCCGTCAATTGATCAAATAGCGTTACCAGTAAAAGAGGCCTTTTTAGACGAAGGCGCCTTTTATAGTACGGCCTTTCATGAATTGACTCATTGGACTGGAGCGGATACGCGCCTAAACCGCCAAATTAAAAACCGTTTTGCCAGTCCGGAGTACGCTTTCGAAGAGCTTATAGCGGAGCTAGGCGCCTCTTTTCTATGCGCAGATCATAATATAAAGGGGACGCTAAAACACGTTGAATATTTAAACAATTGGTTAAACGCTTTAAAGCGTGATAGCTCTTTGATCGTTGAGGCCTCAAAACATGCACAAAAAGCAGTAGATTTCATCATGACTAAAAAAGCGCTTGCATAAGGCGCTTTTATAGTTTAATATTAAATTTCATTAATTAATAAGGGAGTATTAAAAAATGAGCTATCCACATACGAGCTATTTTGTTTATAACGTAACACTGGACGAGTACGCTACCGGCGAGCTTGAATTACATCATCATGCAGAATTAGAGCTTGAGACATTACAAGCTAAATATCCGGATTATGAATTTATTATTGATAGGGAGTCATTTTAATGATTAATAAAATACAATCCGAAATAAAAGCTTTAGAAAATGACATAGACAAGCTTTATATTGAATTTAATAAACATTATATTAATGAAGATGATCTTCAATATAACCTTGAATTAATTGACAAACAATTAAATGAATTATATGATGAATTATACATTGAAAGGGAGGCTTTAAAATGAATTATTATTATGGAGTGACAACGGAGTTTATAGTACCAATTGGCGAATTTATTAAACGCGAAGAGGCCGATATTGAAGCAATTGATAAGTATAATATCTATCAATCCAATAACGGCTATTTAATCTTAACAACGGAAGAGCTTAATAAATTAAGGGAGAATTTAAAATGAGTTTAGAAAATGATATATTAAAGCTTAAACATAAGATCAATGTATTAACCGCGCGCCGGTTTAATGATATGATTAACAGTCATCAATATGACATTGAAATAAAAGCTTGCGTTGATGAAATAAACGAATTAGAATCATTACAAGCGAATTATGATTTAACAATAATTGAAAAGGGAGTTTAATTATGATTAAGAATTTAAGAGAATTGAGTACCAATGAATGGATTTTTGACGGTCGCAAGCCTTCATTTAATCAAGTTTTAAAGGTGGCATTTGCAGGCGCTAGATTAGGCCTTGAAGACATTGGCATATACTGGGGCGAAAACTGGATTGAGCTTAATAAAGCGGGCTCCATATGGATAGGCCGAGGCTGGATTAAAAACATAAGTGGTGATATGATTTCCGATTATATGAATGCAGGGAAGGGAGTTTAATTATGAATATTGACAGATTAATAGTATATGTTAGTATAGTGACAATTATTTTAATTATAACGGGAGTGATAATATGATACCTGCATTAGATGTATTATTTGATTTAAAATGGGAATGGCATCAAGACTATATTCAAGGCAAGCTTTCTAAACAAGAATGGGAGCGCATGAATAGACGCTATGATGAGTATATTAACGTTTATGGTAAAAAGGAGGAAGTAAATTATGACGAGTTTCGATAAATTATCAAACAGAGCTAAAGAAATCTATGGCAATGTAGAAAACGCTATGCAAGACGCAGAAGAGATAGAAGGCGTCTCCGGCGCAGACTATTTAAACTTAATGCAAGAGATCATAGACGAAGCTACAAAACGATATCATAATCATGATAGACTTATGGATGAACAATTAACGGGAGGATATTAACATGCCAAGATTTATTTTAGATGTAGCAAACACAGAGTATGAAGGAGATTTAGATACTAAAGCGTTTATGGTAGAGCTATGCGAACGTTTAGGAAATCATTTTATTAGTGTCGTATGCATTGATAAAACCAATGAAAATCAATTTCATGAGGATTTAACTAAGAATAAATTGACAAAAAATCAAATTAATTCATATAATGAATACTTGAAAACTTGTTATGTTACTGAAAGGAAGTATATATAATGCAAACTAAATATGAAGTACAACATGAAACGTTATGCCAAGGATGGATTAATACTTGGACAGTTGACGATGAACCGGAAATCTTTGATACATATCAAGACGCAGAAAACACGCTTAAAGACTTTTTAAAAGAAGAGCGTAAGGCATTTAAACGTGGTGAAATTGATAGCATGTATCATCGCGATGAGTTTAGAATAGTTGAAGTTCCATCAGATTGGACGGCAGAAAAATTTGAGCCTATATTAGATTAAATAGTTTCCCCGATCATGGTAGGTTACTCCCAAACCCCTTCCTACCATGGTCATCCCCTAGAGGTGATAAGTAATACTTATCACCTCTACCTTTTTAATTTAAAACTTTTACTTGACAAGGGATTTGGACTTTGCTATAATAATGTTACGGTTGAATATCGGCCGGATATTTTAGGGAGTAGAATATGGTATATATTAATAGTAACAGAAACATTGGCATTAGAATATTGGATGGCCGTAAGTACATCCACGTGGTACGTAGAGACGCAGATCATCTATGGATTGATGAGATAGCGATCAAAGACTTTGATTCTATTTGGAAACCATTGCCAGTTGATTTAAAAGGCACGATCAGATGCTTCTTAAATCCTAATAAGGTATCGGGCTTACCCATGGAATTAAACAACGCTTACAAGGCATTACAACAATTTAACAAGGGAGTAAAATAATGAAGACTATGCATCAATTAGAACAAGAAGCAAACCACCTACAGGCTAAACTAAAAGCAGTACGTGATGAGATGAAAGCGTTCAATGGACGCTTTCAAATAGACTGGAGATCTAAAGAGACATTGGAGCGATTAGATATGCTACGGCCTTATCTATTAAAGAACGCCGTTGCTATATGGCGTTCAAACTGGCTCGATATTAGTAGAGACGATGACTGGTGGGATTCGATTCAGCTATCAGATCAATGTACCGCGCAGTTGTATCTAATCGAATACTTTGGTACGGATACATGGGATATTAATTTCTACCGTAACGAATTCGAAGAATCATTACAACAAATATCAGTGTATCCAGTGTATAATGGTATCTGTAAAAACGACTACGAAAGTTGCATAAGGTTATAATATGACATTTGAATTTAAAGTTATGTTTTTAATTCTAATAATCTTTATTATTAGAGACTACTATAAAGCTTATACTAGAAAAGATGATGATTATTAATATTATCTTTTCTATCATCCTATTCGGTGGCGTGGCGTACCTTATCTATTTAATATTTAAGGACGTCACCCATGATTGGATGACAGTTGAACGTGCGCTCATGATCTGTGTATTCATATTAGGATACATCTCATTGAGGATGATGCATTGATACCATTCACATACGCAACCCTTGACGATGACGGCGAGATCGTGCGCAAGCATCGATGGTCAGTCAAAGAAGCTAAATGGTTTAAAGATACCAATCCAACCATCACTGTGGTTAAGCTTGAGTACGTTAAACCTAAACCATTCAATACCAACGATTATCCGGAGGCACCATTCTAATGCCAGAGAATTTTATAAGAGCTGAATTCATCCATGCATTGTATTGTGCATTCTTAAAATCTCCTCCATTCAATCAGTTACTGATGCCAGAACCCGAAGAGGTTTACGTATTCATCATTGATGATAAAAAGATTCATGGTGGCATGGCCAAGGATAGGCATTACTATCAAATACATATCTCAAAGGCTACATGCGAACATCTAAACAATGTCATCATGACGCTTTTACATGAGATGGTACATATCCATTTTCTTTTTAGAGGGGATAAGGATTCATATAAGAAGCATGATTTAAAGTTTAGAAGATTAGGTAACCGTATCTGTAACATTTATAAATTTGATAAAGGAACATTCTAATGAGCGCATTAAAGAAGCAAGAAGGCGGTACACATTATAAAAAGTTTTTCATTCAACCGATCGAATTCATTCATTTGAATGAAATTCCATTCATTGAAGGCAACATCATTAAGTACATCGTAAGATGGCGTGATAAAGGTGGTATACAGGATTTGGATAAGGTGATTCATTATGCTGAGTTATTAAAAGAGCTAGAGTCAAAGAAGAAATGAGTAAACTCATAACATCACTGTATGACCTACCAATTTTATCCCATCAAGATGAAATTGACCTCCACAAACGCATCAAGGAAGGCGATCAGAAGGCCATTGACACTTTGGTACGGGCTAATTTAAGGCTTGTGGTGTACGTTGTAAAGGATTTACCTTTCTGGGGTAAGAATGAATCTGGACTCACTTATGAAGATCTTATTCAAATAGGCAATATGTATTTATTGAAAGCCGTTAAAGAATGGGAACCTCGAGGCAAGATTAGATTTGCAACCTTTGCTCAATTTGTGATACAATCATGGGTAAGACGCGAACATGAGAAGTTTAATAAAACGATTCATGTACCATTGAAATTGCAAGAGAAGATGCGTAAGATTCAGTACATAGAGAGTATGTTAGAGAATCCTACCATTAAAGAAATAGCTAAGAAAGCCGGATTATCAGAGTCCAAAGTACGGGAGCTAAAGGAAATCATAGCTCGAGAACCAATATCATTGGACACATTACAAACAGACAACAATGTTGGAGAACATTATGAAAATTAACGTGGAATTAGACATGGAAACAATACAACGCATATCACTTAATTATCTTATAGATCAATATGAATCTATAGTATCTCAAATACCATTTCCTAATACAGAAGCAGAGTTATCTGATACACTGATAGGATATGAAATTGTATTAAGAGATCTTATGAATCCTTCTGAGTATCGAGAGCTTATAGAAAAAACAAATAAGCGTATTGACGAGACTACAAAGAATTCTAGGAAACCCATTAAATTTGTGATAGGACTATAATGAAACCGAATGTAATACCCGTACAATTCAGTAACATTCCCGATGAATTAAAACGTATTAATCGTTGGGTACTATGGAAGCTATTGCCTGTTGGCGATCAAGAACCATATGATAATTGGAAGAAGATGCCATGTACTGTTAAAGGTGCACCTGCATCATCATCCAATCCACAAACATGGACAGATTTCTTTTCTGTTCAAGAAGCATATAACAAAGGTGGATTTAGTGGTGTTGGATTTATATTTAACGGCTCTGATCTTATGGGTATCGATATTGATGACTGCCGATCAGAAGACGGTACACTATCAGACTTTGCAAAGGAGATATTAGAAAATGTACAAGGCTATGCTGAGGTTTCACCATCGGGTACAGGTATTAAAATATTCACTCGAGCGGACATTGACAAGGCTCACGTGGATCATTCGATTGGACTTGAGATCTATAACAAGGGAAGATATTTTACTGTTACGGGGCATGTTTTGGATAGCACTCGTACTATCCCTATGGATGCTCAAGACTTATCTAAGTACGTAACCAAACGATCTGTAAGCATTACAGGTGATGAATCTATATTACCGCCTGTAGATGAATATGATTTATTAAGAGTAGAAAATGAAGTGCTGTCTCAATTTGACTCCAACTGCGGGTATTCAGATTGGATGCAAATTGGGATGGCTCTCCATCATCAATTCAACGGAGACATCGAAGCGTTAGAGCTTTGGGATAAATGGAGCTACAATGAAGGCAATTCACCAAACTACACACCAAACTTATGCCAACGTAAATGGGATTCATTTGGACGAGACAAAGACACAGTTACATTACGCTCTTTACTGTTCAAGATTAAACAAAAACTACGCGTTGAAGCCATTAATAATGGACAGTTGGTTATTGACAATACACCAATCGCACAAGCGCAAGCTATCTTGGATACATATTATGAAACACCAGATGGTTACGGCCTTACCGCGTATGGTGGCGATTTGTTTGAATATAAAACAACGCATTGGGCTGAAGTAGAGCTTGCGGGATTAGAATCTCAAACATGGAAGTTATTACATAAAGCTTTTAAACAAACTAACAAAGGTGATTTAGTGCCTGTTGTACCTAACATCACTGTGGTAAATAATGCAGTGAAAGCCATTAAAGCGATAGTGCATTTACCTAAATCAGAAGATTTAACACCACCCATTTGGTTTGATAAGTTTAAAGCATCGATGCCGGATGCATCTAAAATGGTAAGCGTCCAAAATGGATTGTACTATATTACGGATAGCGTTTTATTACCACATTCATTAGGATTCTTTACAGTGCATTCATTACCATTTAATTATGATGCCAATGCATCATGCCCTAATTGGTTAGCATTCTTAAAAGATGTATTTGGTGAAGACACTCAATCGATTGAATGTGTTCAAGAAATGTTTGGCTATGTATTAACTGGTGATATGAAACAACAGAAATTCTTTAATATTATAGGTCCACGTAGATCTGGTAAAGGTACAATCAATCGTGTGTTGACGTCATTACTAGGCCAATACAATACAATCTCACCCCAACTAGAAGAGATTACAGAGAACTTTGGATTACAACCATGGATTCATAAACAATTAGCTACATTCACTGATGCAAGACTACCTGATCGTAACAGATCAACTATTGTATCTCAGTTATTACGTATTGTAGGCGGTGACCCTGTGACTGTAAACCGTAAGAATAAAGAGTCATGGTCAGGTAATTTAAGTGCACGCATCATTGTATATTCAAATGAGTTGTTGCAATTAAGTGAAGCATCAAATGCTTTAACAGGTCGTATGATTGTGATACAGATGACTAAATCATTCTATGGTAAGGAAGATGTGCACTTAATTGATCGACTATTACCAGAGTTAAGCGGTATATTTAATTGGGCTCTTGAAGGAAATGTTAGACGGCTTATACGTCAAGGTGAACGTTTTGTACAACCTGAAAGTGCTATGAAGTTATTAGAAGCTATTGAAAACGTCAATAATCCGGTGCTTGAATTTCTTGATCTATATTTTGAATACGATGCTGAAGGACGTGCGGATAAGCACGAAGCTTTCCGCGTATGGCGTAAATATGCAACCGATATTGGTTTACCATCAGGATCATTGTCAGCATTCACTCGTAAGATGTTAGCAACATGTCAAGATCAAAACGTAGATGTTGTAAGATCTAAAAAAAGTGATAATACATATGGATATGCTTTTAGAGGATTGACATTCAATATGACAGCACTTAAATACTTAAACGAATTAGGCTTTGGATTGGATCTATAATGTCAGACTATTTAGAAAAGAAAGTAGAAGCGTATTTAACGAAGCGCGTTAAAGAAAAGGATGGCATGTCGCTTAAGTTCATCTCAAGCGTCACGGGTGTACCTGATCGTATTGTGCTTATGTTCAAACAAACCTTTTTCGTGGAGGTGAAGAATGCCACTGGGAAATTGTCAGCGCGACAAATTCTAATGCACGATGAAATGAGACGCCGTAAAGCTAAGGTATGTGTCATAAGATCGTTTGATGAAGTCGATGCGTTCATTGATCTTATGGAGGAAACCTATGGAGACTAGAGTTTGCAAAACATGCGAGATTAGTAAACCCATGGCTGAGTTCTATGCATCGAACATCTATAGTCATGAGTGTAAAATCTGCTACAAACAAAGATCAATGCGAAACCTACGTAAACGTAAATATAATGTAACAGAAGAAGAATACTATGCCATGCTAGAAGATCAGAACAAACGATGCGCTATCTGTGACGTGCACCAAGATGCATGTATTAAAGGATTCGCAGTTGACCACGATCACACTAACCATCTTATCAGAAAGCTTTTATGCCACCATTGTAACGTGGCTATTGGATTATTGAAGGACAGTCCCCATATAGTACAAAGAGCATTACGATACTTAATGATACATAAATGAGCATCAAATACCACCTAGCCCAAGACGCATTAGCCAAGATCGGTTTGAACAAAGCCATCCGTCGCTCCATTTTAAATTACTGTGCAGAGAAAGCCCAAGATGCTGAAGTTATCGAACCTACACCCGTACCAGAACAAAGTAATCAGCCTAAGCCAGACCCACAGTAACCTAGGCCTCTTCTTTGAAATGGGCGTAGGTAAAACTGTGTGCGCCCTTACCATCATCAAAGAAGCAAACATGCCTACCCTCATTGTGGCACCTAAACTTATTGCTGAGACCGTATGGATCCAAGAAGCGAAGAAGTGGGAGCATCTATCCACACTCGATATTCGTTTAATCGCAGGCTCCCCCGCCACTCGTTCAAGCGTCCTTAATAACCCTACTGGCATTATGGTTATTGGGATAGATAATTTCCCGTGGCTAGTGGATCAGTTTGAAAAGAAACCATGGCCATTTAAGATGCTAGTATTAGATGAGTCATCACGTTGGAAGGATCCCTCAACGGTACGATTCAAAGCACTGAAGAAGGTGATACGTAACACTTCTAGACGGATTATTATGACAGGTACTCCAACACCAAACGGGCTTCAAGATATATGGGCTCAGGTAGCTATCCTTGATTTAGGGGATAGATTAGGTAAGTCCTTAACTGCCTTCCGTAACACATACCTTATTCCTGATAAGATGAATCCACATACTCGTATTGTATATAAGTGGAAAGCTAAGCCCGGGGCGCAAGCGATTGTGGAAAAGAAGATAGCCGACATCTGCTACTCCCTCAGGGCCGAAGATTATTTAGAGATGCCCCGTCGCAATGACATCGAGCATAGCATACCATGGGATAACAAGAGTCAGTATGATCAGATGTTGAAAGACATGGTACTGGACTTTGATGGAGAAACGTTCACGGCACAGACCGCTGCAACCTTAGTCAACAAACTATTACAGATGACTGGAGGATCTCTCTATAACCAAGAGGGTGAGTCGATTGATTTAAGTGAAGAGAAGTTGCGTTTTACGCAAACGATGTTAGAAGACTTTGCGGATCCCACAATAATCTTTTACCATTATAAAGCATCACTACGTAAACTACAGGCAAATTTGCCGGAAGCGCAAACTTATAGCCCAGAGATACTAGATGACTGGAGGGCAGGTCGTGTTAAGATCCTATTACTCCATCCACAATCAGCTGGCTTAGGCCTAAACCTACAATGTAATGTGGGTAACCTAGCCCATATTATGTGGTACGACCTTCCATGGTCGAGTGAACTATACCTCCAAGCTAACGCTCGAGTATACCGTCAGGGGCAGGAAAAGCCTGTAATGATCCACCATTTAATGATGGAAGGCTCCATAGACCAGAAAGTACTGGCCGTTTTGCAGGGTAAAATAACCTTACAAGATGCATTAATTAAGGAGCTTTCTTTATGATTTTGCGTGTAATTAGAAGTATATGGCACACTTTTCACCAAAACTATCTGACGAGGAAGACGATATGTTAGAGCATGACGATGTCTATGCTTTAAACGAATTCGATCTATTACTCAGTAACGATGATGCGGACGTTCGAATCGACTTGAATCGAATCATTGAGAAGTACTTGACTGCTGATGAACAATCAGTTATTATCGCAAAATTGCATGGTTATACTAACAAAGACGTAGATGTAACCCGCAAATACTGGCATTATCATTTGACTAATGCCGTTTCAACAATTAAAAAACACTTAAACCAAGGAGACTAGTATGACAGAAGCAACAGTAAACAACGAAGTAATCGATCAACCGAAAGATGACATCAACGAAAAGTTAATGCAACATGAAGTAACATTAACTTACAAAGTGGGTGAACTTAACAATCTATTATTAGCATTAGGTGATTTACCTTTTGTTAAAGTTCAAAACATTGTGTCAGGTATTCACACTAAAGTGCAACCACAAATCACTAAGTTTTTAGAAGAAAATTCAAACATTGCAAAAAATGAAGATACTTCAGATACAGCTTCAGTGCACTAATCCCGATGGTAGCGTTGTAAGACAACTCAACGCTACTTTTCAAGGTGAAACATTGGACATGGGTGAAGCACAAGCGACACTCATTAACTTAATCGAAGGATACACTGATGAGCCAAAGTAATGCAAGAAAAGAAAAGCGTATGATTGACCGTGAGCTTGCTAAAGTAGGTGCAGAGTTTGGTAATGAGAAGACATGGGAGATCACTGATCTTCAAGCTCTCAACCAAAGAAAACGTGCTGAACTTGCAGGTGCTATCACTCGTCAGTTTATCAACGATCATTTACCAGAGCTACGTCAAGCTCTTGAAGGAAAGAAATAATGGCATCAACGTCAAGCAAATACGATCCTAAATATTGTGACACTGTCATTGAATTAGGATTACAAGGCGCATCACAAAAGATGATGTGCTCAACCATTGGTATTAATAAAGGTACTCTAGGCAATTGGCAGAAGGCTCATCCTGAGTTTGCTGAAGCTATGGACTTAGCATTAGTTCATGCTCAAGCATACTGGGAAAGACTTATGTTAGTGAATGCTGAAAATAAAAACTTTAATACACGTATGGTTGAGATTGCTGTACGTGGTCAATTCCAAGATACGTATCGTGAAACACGTGATACTAAAGTGGATGTTAAAGTTGATGCAGTCATTGACTTTAAGAGCGCCGTGGACAATTTAATTAAGGAATTAAAGAAAGAAGACTTGACAGAAAAATAGATAAACAGTAAACTAGCAAAACAGTTAATTAGATAAAGGAAGTTCCTATGGCAAATCCAGCACACGCGCTACTATCAGCAAGCGGTTCTCACCGTTGGCTATCATGTACGCCATCAGCTAGACTTGAAGCAGTATTGCCTGAACCTAAACGAGCGCCAGGGGCTTTCGATTACAGTTCAGAGGGTACATCAGCTCATGAGCTAGCAGAAGCTAAGTTACGATTCAAATTCGATATGATTACTCAAGCCGAATATGATGAGACTTACGCTAAGATCAAAGAGTTAAAGTATTTCAATGAAGACTTCGAACAATTCGTAGACGATTATGTCCTATACGTAGCGTCTCAAATTGGTGCAGATGATCGCCCAATGTTCGAACAACGAATCGACTATTCAGAATGGGTACCAGAAGGTTTCGGTACGGCTGACGTAGTAATATTATCAAAAGACAAAGTACGCGTTATTGACTTGAAGTTTGGTCAAGGGATTTTTGTCGACGCAAAAGACAACCCACAACTAAGACTGTATGCATTAGGTGCATGGTCTAAGTTTAAGGATGAGTTCCCTGAAATACGTACTATAGAATATACAATTCATCAACCAAGATTAAGATCCATAACCACTGACGGCACAACGCTGGATAAGTTACTGGAATGGGCGAAGTATTTTGTAAAACAAAAGGCTAAGCTTGCTTGGGTAGG